CTAGTCATAAACTTTTGTAATTCTTAATCGCTCATGCCATACATAACCATTGTTGGTAGAACTATATACTCGGCACCAACCGTTTATTGACTCAAATACATAGAACTTTTGGCCCGCACTATACTTTTCATTTTTTAAATTACCATTACGATCTGCAATAGTTACACCGAACTTGTCGGCCACTGCTTCACAATAAGCATTGTTTGATAATTTTAAATTAATTGGAGGGATTGCACCTACTTTTAATTGGTTAGCATAGACTTTACCGCCTGCAGGTTTGAATGTTTCTCTAATTCTCAAACGCTCATACCATACAAAACCGTTATTCGAATTAGAGTACACGCGACACCAACCGTCACGGATTTCATAGATATAGAAATCATCACCTGGGTTGTATGTTTCATTTGTAGGTGCCATTACTCCATTGTGGTTAGGTCGGCATATAGAAACACCTGCTTCATCTGCTTCTGCCATAAAATAAGCAGTATTTGACCACACTAAGTCTTTAGGTGGTAATCCGTTAACTACGAAACCATTTTCATTTTTAGGTTCTTCGGCAGGTAAAATTGCTTTAACCTGTGATTGTTCAACCTTTTGATTGACGAAACCTGGCACAATAAAGTGTGTGATTTGTGAATAATCATTTTTACGTAGCATTGCAGGTGTGTTAGCTTGGTTATCCCAGTTTTGTTCAAGGATTGTAAACCATTTAGTACCGCCCTCATTACTCCATACTAAACCGATATGACCGAATTCACCTGCTGCATTGACTGCAATTGAAGCAACCGGCGGAATATAATCAGGTGTGTTTTCGATAACTTTCCAACCCGTCGGAAATACGTTTCTGATACTGTCTTTCGCATCACCCCACATTCTGACTTTTCCTTTTGTAACATAATAAACATAATCAACTGCTACATCCATGCATTGGAAGGCCCACGCTTTATCGAAATCAATATAGCGCCCTTTCAAACCTTTCATATAACTGATAGCTTCTTGATAAGTTACAGATGATTTAGGCGAAGGTGTCGGGTTTTCAACTTTCTTAGCAGTACCTGGTTTAGATTTAACTTTATCTAGTAGCGTAACTTTTGTACCTTCAGCATACTTAGCAACGATTTTATCGAAATTAGAAATATCACGACTATAGCCTGCTGCTTCCAATAAGTTGCCTGGATCGATTTTATCATTTTGAATATCTTGGTGACCGGGTGCTTCCGTTTTATAATCAATCTTCCAGAACTTTGCAAGATAAGCTGCAACACGCGCTGTATTGTCTAATGATTTCTGCGTACGCACTTTATCAGTAAAATAACAACCTTCGATACCGAATGCGGCGTCGTTTGCATCTAAGTTGTACCACTGATTATCAATAGGCGTATTATAAAGTACATGCCATGCTTTCTCCGTAACTGGTATACAGATAATCGCTTCTTTATCATCTACAAAGATATGAGCGCTTGCTACCATTGACCAATCAATATTGTAACTGTTTTTATAGTAATTGACATTATCTTGCGCCGTTGTATTAATGTTACCTGTATCATGAATAACCATAAATTTTGGTTTACCTGTCGTTAACGGTTGCCCACTGCGTCTTGTTCCGATTGGTAATAAATCAAATCTGACAGGTACGCCATTCCATACTTCTTGTGCCATATTATTTCAATCCTTTCTCTTTTAAATAATCCTCTTGATCACGTGCTGATTTCTTCACAATAAACGTATTCTTCCATACACCATATGCGACCAATGCAAGCGGTAATCCAGTATTGATTACATTAATCCATGCATCTACTGTTCTGGGGTTAATCCATTCCGCGCTAATTCCGCTTGCTTGCAGGGCAAGGTATAAAGCCCCGAGAAAACCGCCGATTAAAGCAATGTATTGTTTAATTTTATCTTCCATTTAACTCACTCCTTTGAAATAGTAAAAAGCCGACGCAGTGCGCCGACTTAGAAAAATACTTGTGCAAATCCAAATGCCGCAACGATAACCGCAACTACGCCTGATATAATTGCGACACCTATTTGTGTGTTGCCTTTTTGCTTTTCAGAAATGACGCTTTGGACATTATGCAAGGTGTCATCATGTGACTTGACTTTATATTTAATATCAATCACTTCATCACCTAAACGTTCCATTGTTCCACTCAGCTTTTCTAAATGCTTCTCAGAACGCTCTTGCGATTCGAAGGAGCGCTCTTGTAAGGATATTTGCCGATTGACCGTCTTTTCTAATGTGTTGATTGCTTCTGTATGCTTACGGTCATTATCATTAATCCGCTCATAAATTTTGTTTTTTGCAGCCTCGAACTCGTGTTTTGCAAGATACTTATTTTCGTCTGTCATTAATCATCATGCCCCCGATAAACGCCATACCGCCACTTTTGGCAGTCAATACCGCAAATTGCGCCCATGTCAGCCAATTTATCGCATTATATATACTCGCGCTTGCCATTAAAAAATAAATAATCGATGCACCGATACCGCCGACAATTAAAAAGATTTGGCATGTGTTCGTCAAACGGTACCTCGGTATCAACCATGCTGCTGCGAATAGAATTATTGCGACAATCATTAACAATAACCCCCATATCCAAATAGGCATCACATCATTCAAAGCTGAATAAAATTCTGAATCTGCAATCACTTCATCATCTTCTACAAACCAAAATAAACCTCTCATAAACGTAAAAATTGCATAGCCTGCAATCATCACAAAAGCGAGTGATTCGCCTAAATCTGTTCTTTTCATTGATTCACCTGCTTTTCTATAAAATAAAGAACCGCAATCAAACTGATTGCGATTCTTACTGAACATCATAAATCTGTTGTGATGGAAGAGTATCCACTAAAAATTCATTGGCGTTACTGCTAAGATTTAATTCCTCAACTGTCATTAGAGTTTCTCCTTCTTTAAGCCGAAGCATTTCCCCGTCAAAATATACTTTTTCAGATTGTCTTGCGACCCTTTCAGTTGTCGGTAAAACTTTATCATACGCTTCTGTTGGCACAATGTTGCTTCCTGCTTGCTTGATTTCATACTTTCCATTTTCATATTTTAAAAATAATAGCCAATTCATATACTCATCCTTTCATACAAATTCGTGTAGTTCTGATGGTCGCAATATTATTAGATCCTCCAGTTCCTTTCTTAAACTTAAGATAAAATCTCATATTTCTATAAGTCGGAACCCCTAAATCAATAGTTATGGTACTGAATATATCTGGGTCACCTTTTTTAAAATCAAAAGTTTTAACCGCTTTAATACCTTTACTTTCTTCTCCGAACTCTTCTAAAAGAATACTGACGGTACTGCTTGCATCTTCACTATCCCAAGCAAGCCCCGCTGCAAAACTTACAACAAGATATCTTCCGTCGTGTGAAGCATAAAAATATTCAAAGGTTTGGAATTCAGTTTCTTTCGTTCTATAATTGATACCATCAAATTCAACGCTAGGATAATATAAAGGGTTCTTTTGTACTTCCATAGAAACGTTAGGAATACCATTTACCATATAAACTCCGCCATCTGGCCGTGTGATTTGAAGCCCTTTAGGATTTAAAACAGTTTGAGAAAGAGAATCAGGGTCTTTGGCCATTAACATATCTCCATCAATGAAAAAATAACCTTCTTTCCCTACTACAGTAACTAATTGTGTATTTAAATGCCCTGTTGTGATTGCGTCTGCTACAATACCTTCTGCTGTTAAAGCTGTTTTTGCTGTACGTCCACCGTCTGTTGATAACATCCAACCGCTGCTGTTCATAGTCACGATATTATTCGCGTTCTTTTTATCAATTGCATGAATTCCTGTATCATCAAACAACAACTCACTTGATGTGTTTTGAATTTTACTTACCATTGATTTGCTTACCGTATCTAGAGCCGTAAATGGTATAGATTTACGCCCCTTCATGATGTCTGTAATATCTTTTACTGCTGTTGTTAAATTTGAAGAGTAATTATCAGCATTACTACTTGTACCGAAAGTAATTTGAATGTCTAACAATTGCCCCATATCTGTAACAGTGCGCGATATTTTAACCACACGTATTTCAGTGTCTAGACCAATCCGTTCATCCACTAAAAACACCCTATCGCCGATTGTTGCTACTTGATATTGATAACCTTGAGTGCGCATATCTTCAATATCTGCTGTGAATGATATCTGCATACTTTCATCAACTAATTTCTTTAAAGCATTGTCCATTGCGCTTACTATTGAAATTCTTCCGTCTCTAATAGGTGGCGCTTCTCTTCTCTCTCCGATAATTGTTTCAAGAGGAGAGGTATATTCACGTTTTAACTTAGCTTTATCAACTACATCTTTACTTTCATCATCATCTGGATAATTTCCGTAACCTCGTGCATATGTCCATAAATCTCCTGCATCACTTTCTTTAGAAATATTATTGGAATTAACTTTGTAACGGTATTCAAAATTAGCATCATTGCCTACTTTACTTTTTAAGTAAACAACACTGCCCTGTATTTCCATTTCATAATCATATCTGTCTAAAAAAGTTTTGAACATTTCAAGACGTGTTTGACCTTCTCCTAGTCCTTCAAATTGATTACTGTAAGATGCATCAACAATGTTGAAAGAGAATGGTGTGTCGTCAAACACTAATTTAAACGCTTCATAATTGGTTAAACTTGCATCAATTCGATTATATATTCTGTGAGTGTTCAACCAATCCAGCATATATAAGATACCAGTTACAGAGACAGTGTAATTGTCTCCGTAACCGGCCTGTTTTGTGGAAATGATTCGATATTCTTTATCTTCAAAGATGATTATCCACATATTTAAATCTTCTTTTTTCTGTAAAAATTCTGCATTTATATCGGTGTAATGAATATCCATATCGATACGTTCATCACCGTTGAGTTCTTGATCATGTTTAATTGTACCTTGTAGATAATATTCATTACCTTGCAAATCTCGAATATACATTTAATCACCTACACTTTATAAACTAAATCAGCATTAGGTACTTTAGCGAACTCATAATACCCTTTAAAGTAGTCAATTGTGCCTGCTTTTTTGACCGTCATTGAATAATTTTGAGGATATAACTTTTGTAGTGTGGTATCACGGTGCGCTAACTTTACATCTTTGTATGGCTCTGTCATCTCTAGCATAGTCATACGATAGATATAGTTTTTACCTTCCGGTGTATCAGAGGTAGCTGTAAAACTTATAGCACTTAAATCATTAAATGATGTTGTTGTACCTGTGTTGACAGTATCTTCTTTAATTTCTTCAAATTTATCCGAAACAACTTTTGCAAACCAAGTTGTTGAAAATGGCATTTGCATAATATAACCGCTTGTTACTTCTGAATCTTGCAACCACTTAATTTTAATTTCGTTATAAACTTTTCCATCTTCAAATGTCACGATAAATGTGATTTCTGCACGTACAGACGAATCAGAAGTTAATTTATTTTCAACTTTTTGAATCAACTGCGCTTTTTTAAATGCGATACTGTCCTTAACCACATCTAACGATACACTGTTACCGTCAACTAATAGTTCTCTGACAAAGTTTTGACCTTTTGATGTAGTAATGATGTTATTGTGGGCAGGGAACCACTCAGCTGTCTGTGTTCTAGCTTCATCACGTACACTTAATGCATACTCTTTGTTACTGAAGTTGATTGTAAAGTCTGCAGGGAATGATTGTTTCTGTACTAAATCTTTATGTTTAACTGTAAACGTTGTACCTAAACCGTCGCCGTCCGAATCGAAACGAATCCAACCTCTAGGGCTTGATACAACATTTTGAGGATCTGCACCCATAAACTCTAAAACTAATGTGTGTGAAGAATCTGTAAGGTTTTCTGCTACTACAAAAGTTTTAGTGACTGCTGTTGAACTGAATGTAGAGTAATTACCTTTTTCTACGCCGTCAATCGTCGCTTTCCATACACCGCCTGATGCGTTACATAGTGCGCTGAAATCTACATAATAACCATTGAATTGATACGTGATTTTAGTACCTACAGTAGACGCATAGTGGTTATTAGTAGTAGTTGCGCTCATCGCGCCATTTGTAACATCTGTATAGTTTTGATTGATTGTTTTTTCATCAACAACTGTACTATTGTTGACGATATAATTTTGATAGCCTTTTAAAAATTCATCTTCAGTATCTTTAAAATACCTGCTTGCAGCATAATCGTTATCAGAAATCTTTAAAAAGGCTGTGAAGTCATTTGTACCATTTACTTTCAGATAATTAATTTTATCCCCTGAATCTCCTTTAAATAAATCCGGATTACTTTTAATGAAATCAATCGCATTATTGGATGCTTGTTCTTTAACTTCAGGTGCTGTACGGCTGATAATTTCCTCTATAGTTGTTGCATCAGAATATTGTTTTACTTTTTGTGCGAATGTAGTGTCATCAATTTGACCATCATATAATTCTGTAAACATTTCGTTCATATTTAATACTGTTAATCTATCGAAAACAGCATCTATTGTTTTTTTCGGCATTATAACACTCCCTTATTTGTAGTAGAACGGAAAAGTAAATACCGCTCTATCATATGTTCCATTACTAATTTTTATTTCGTTTACTCCTGGTACTAAAGTGATATATTTTCTGTTGGTATCTCTCAACTTGTTTGTACCGCTTGCTGTTCTGAATATTGCACTATCTAAAACATAATGGTTACCGCTAAATGAAGGATAAAATACATGATATTCTCCAGTAGTTAAATTATCTATACGCAAATTACCTGTAGTTGCCATATTGTATAATTCAATTTTCAAAGGCATGTTACGAGGGTCAATCGTAACGTTTCCTCCGTTCCAAACTTTAAATCTATCTTCAGTGAAAGTATATTTTAGATAATCTACATTAATACCATCTGCCATACCATATTTATCAACTAATGCATTATATCCAGAGGTTTGAATATCTTGTGTCGTGTACTTAGTTTCCCAGAATGGTAAGCCAGATACATTGCAATTTACTTCTAAACTAGCGTACATACTGTTTACTATTCGTTCTGGTTGAAACATGGTATCAACTGTGATTTTAATAATTCTTGTTGGTAATGCATCATGTGCAACGTAAAAGTAACTTTGACTATCTAATAAACTTTCTAATTCTGATTTCATTAAAAAATAATCATGCTCTCCATGATGATGAGTTAACCAAAAAGTCAATTTTGCATCTTTTGTTTTGTAATTGAATCCGTAATCAATAAGACCTGGTATACCTTCAACATTAGCTGTTAGTCTTTCTTTTTCTGTTGATGAAACAAAAAGATCCAGCGGCATTATGCCGACTGGAAATTCTAGTTTATTCATATTAGGGTCATATAGTGTGAATCCCAATTTTATCCTCTCCCCATTAAGCGTACTTGTGCATTCAACGCTTGTTGTTGGTTATTGTTTAAATTTATTTCTCTACCATCTAATTTTAAACTTGTGTCCTTATCAGCAATAGTTTGATTAGTGTTTGCTATAGATTTTAATATACTGATTTCTTCTTTTTGCTCTTTTACTAACTGCAATAACATGTTTTCAATCTTAGAAGTATCAGTGTTTACGTTAACGTTGCCTTTATCGATACCTAAAAACCTCATTGCTTGTTCAGTTAGCTGAATTGCTCTTGAACGTTTAGTCATAGGTATAATCATTTCAGTTTTGTTACCTTCACTGATTTCAGCAATCTTATGATTTGTTGAAATTCCTCCATTTGCATAAGCATAAGCTGCAGCACGTGGGAACCCACCCCAACCGTATGTTCTAACAATATATTGTAATGCTGATATCGCTTGGTGGACTGGATTGTTGAAGTTTCCGAAACCACTTTTAGCATTAGATGCAAAGGTAGGCTGTATCATTTGGAATAAACCTTTAGATGGTGTGCCTCTTTGTGCGTTAATATCCCAAGTATTTACTGCTTTAGGGTCGAAGTTTGATTCACGTCTGGCTAATTGGACCATGTTTTCTAAAATAGAACTGTTATTATATCTACCGCCTAAAATGCCTTGTGCTTGTCTGATAACTTGACGGGCATATGATTCACCAGAACCTTTAGGTCCTCCGCCGCCGCCACCATTTTTAGCAAGCCACGGTTCAGGATCTATTGCAGCACTATTTGATTCGGAACCTTTCATTACTTGGAAATGAAGATGTCGATAGTTGGTCATTGAACCTGTATTACCTGATTTTGCAATCAAGTCGCCAGCTTTAACAGATTCACCATTTTTTCTTAGATGTTTATTTAAATGCATGAACCATAGGTAAGTACCATTCTTTGAAATTGTAATAGCGTTACCGCCACCACCATTGTCATACCAGTTTCTTAATGTACCGCCCATAGGTGTTCTTACAGGTGTGTTTTCAGGCATATCGTAATCGACACCATAGTGAACACCACCGTTAAACGGATAGTTAGGGTTAGGTGCTTTAGGAGGTGCTGAGAATGGTTGCATAAGTTTGTATCCACCGAATACTGAACCGTCTGCACCACCGAATTCTTCAAACCATGATTCTACTTTTTTAACTAAAGCAGATTTCAATTTGTCATAAGCAAGTTGTGCCATCCTCACTGTGGCATTTTTACCGCCACCAAAGTTGATGCCCATTTTCGCCATGATTTTATTGACTAATTCTTTAGGTTTGGCCATGTAATCCCAGACATCACCGATTTTTTCTCCTAACCAACCAGCACCGTCTTTGATTTTTTCAGTTACTGCACCAGTCATTTGCTGTGCTTCTGTTTGAACTTTCTTTGCTGCTTTTCTAGTTGCCTTTTGTGCAGTGCTTGCTGTTGATCCTAGTCCCTTTGCAACTTCGCCAAGTTTTTCTTTACCATAATCCCATAATTCTTCCAACTTGTTTTTAGAACCTTTTGCAAATCTCGGAATAGTACCTTTAGAGAGTTTTGGTATAACTCCCATTTCTTGCATTAATTGCGTATCAGTACCATTGATTACACCATCACCTTTATTTAAAGATACAATGACATTTTCTCCTTGCGGTGCATGTAATGAACCGTCTGCACGTTGTATTAGTTCTTGGTGACCATTCGAACCGCTTCCGTTACCTTTACCTTTATCATTTACAAGAGCCATAGTCGGAGATAAGACACCGCCATTGCTATCAGTTGGTAATGAAGAACCATCAAATGTACCAGTGGAAAGTTTTGGTATTGGTTTGATTAACGTTTTATCCGTAATAGCTTTAGCGATACTGTTGATTCCGCCAATCATACTGTTAAGTCCGCCGATTGCTTTATTTGCAACTTCTTTACCTAAACTTGAAGCAGCAGAACCAAAATCTTTCTTGATGTTTTTAATCCAACCTAAAGTTTTATCAAGCCAGCTTTTCCAACTATTGTATGTCTTTTTAGCTTTTTCTTCAGCTTGACCTGCGATTTCGTGGAATCTATCTTTAGCTTTATTTTTCATGTTTTGAAAATTACTTTTTGCATTTGTATACGTATTGCCGAACCATTTCTTTCCTGAATTATAAACACTCTTCGATTTTTCTTCGGCTTTACTAGCAATTTCGTGATATCTGGATTTAGCGTTATTCCACATGTTCTTGAAATTGCTTTTCGCATTGTTGTAAGTACTTCCAAACCATTTTTTAGCAGAGTTATAAACACTGTGTGTTTTACTCTCTACATTTTTAGCGATTGAACCAAATCTATCTTTAGCTGAATTGTAAGTGTTTTTGAAATTACTCTTAGCGTTATTGTAGGTGCTTCCAAACCATTTTTTTGCACTGTTATAAGCATTTCTAGATGAACTACTAATTTTGCTACTTATTTTATTCCAGTTATCTTCCGTTGATTTCTTAGTAGATTTAAACCAGCTAGAAGTTTTGCCTGGTAATTGGCCAAACCATTTAGTAACAGCATTGTATCCTTTGCGTGAAGCAGAACCTAGTTTACTGCTAATCGAATTCCAATCTGTATCAGCAGCCTTTTTGGTTTTCCCAAACCAGTTTTTCGCTCTATTATAAACTTGTCCAAACCATTTATTCATACCGTCATGTGCTTTTTTAGATGAACCTGTAATCTTATTAGCTACTTTATTCCATTTATTAGTATCTTTTACAATTTCATCATTCTTCTTTTTGACAGTGTCCAACATTTTTTGCCAACCAGTTTTTACTTTTCCGGTTTGTTCATCAATGTTTGAACCTACACCTTTGTTTTGTTTCTTAGCTTCTCCTACAACAGCATTATGTTGTTTTTTAGCTTTGTCTTTCGATTCTTCGTATTGCTTCTTAGCGTTTCTGATAACTTTGTCGGCTTGGTCTTTCGAAAGTGTCCCGTATTGATCGCGTTGTTTAATCGCTTCAGCTACTGTATCTTTATATTTCTTTTTAGCATCTGAAATTGTTTTATCACGTTCTCTAGCACTTTCTTTGATAACACTTGATGCAGCTTGTATAGAAAGCTTCGTCTTGTTTTGTTTCATTCTTTCTAAAATAGCCTTTTGTTCAACCTCTCCTTTAGACATTGATTTAACTACTTTAGAATCTAACTGCGCCTGCAATTTTTCAATTTGATTTATTTCAGCTTTCTTTAAACTTCTATGTTCGTTATGAGCTTTTTTATAGATCGCTTGAATTTTTTCTTGTGTCTTTCTGATACCTTCTGTTTCAATTGTGTTTTGACGTTGAGTCTGTGCAATTATTTTTTGCTCTTGTTGTTTTGTTAGACCGTTAGTATCTTTAAATATTTTATTTAAGCCAGCAATTTCTTGTTCATGTCTTTTATCTAACTGCTTGCTGATTTCATCACCCATTTTTTTATAAATGTTAGTGATTTGTTTGTATTGTTCATTACTGATTTTTCCATGTTGAAGTTTAATTTGTTCTAACTTCAAAGTAGATTGTTGTGATAATTTATTATATGACTTCAAAGCATTTTCTGTACCCTTAGATACACCTTTAGCAAAAACATTCGTAGTATCTGAAGCTTTAGAAACCATTTTATCTAAACCATCAAAAGCTTTTTTAATCCCTTTGAATAACAATCCTTCTTGGAGACCTTTGGCCATATCGTTTTTAAAATCGTCCCAGAAAGTACCCATCTTATTTTTAGCTTTATCAATCCAAGAAAAGTCCATACTGTCGCCAACTTGCTTCACAAGTTTACCCATGTTGCTAAAACCTTTTCTGAACCAATCCATTTTTTCATAAGCTACACTAAAGATTGTAGTAAGTATTGTTAGAGAGATACCTACTTTTCCGAACAATTTAGTACCTGTTTTCAGTACATTGCCTAAACCGCTAAATTTACCAGTTGTTGTTTTTAATACATTACCGAACATACTAAAAGTTCCTGTAGAACCTTTGACTGATTTCCCTGTTGTCGCTAAAGATGCTGCAGCACCTTTATTAGCAGTTGCATTGGCGGCCGCTTCTACTGTGTTGACTGCCATTTTTCTGTTTAAATCCGCATATCCTTTTGCAGCACTTCCGACTGCTCTAAACAGTAAGCCTAAGCCTAACGCTGCAGGTCCTAATGCGGCTGCGAATATAGTTACACCTAATGCACTTTTACGCACCCAACCAGGCAAGCTACTGAAACCTTCTACAAATCGCTGAACACCTTTTGCACCTGCTTGAATAGCGGGCGTTAAGTCTCTGCCTATCTGAATACCTAAAGTTTCAAAAGAACCTTTCAATTGTTCTAAAGCGCCCTTAAGGTTGTTCTTCATTTGATCAGCCGCTTTTTTACTTGCACCATCTGAATTTTTTAAGGAGGCACTGTATTCATCAATTTTTTGTGGTCCTGCATCAATTAAGGCTAAGAAACCACTCGCGGCTTCTGTTCCCACAATAGTCGAAACATTAGCTAATTTTTGTTCTTTGGTCATACCTTTCATTTCATTTTTAAACTGATTAATCAAATTGCTCATTCCAACGAATTTGCCTTTATTATCAGTTAAATGTATGCCCATTTTTTCCATCTGTTTAGAAGCTTCTCCAGTAGGATTAGCTAAACGGATAAACGATGCTCGTAATGCAGTACCAGCTCCAGAAGCTTCAATACCTGAGTTCGACATAATCTCAATCGCTGCCGATGTATCTTCTAATGATACTCCTAAAGCTTTGGCAGGTGTACCCGCATATTTTAAAGCTTCTCCCATATAACTGATATCAGCCGCACTGTCATTCGCAGCAGTTGCCAATAAGTCAGCTACATGACTGGAATCACTAGCTTTCAAATTAAAGGCATTGATAGACGATGCCATTACTTTTGCAGTTGTAGCCATATCTGCGCCACTGGCTTCTGCTGCACTGATAACACCTGGCATAGCAGACATTACTTGATTGGCATCAAAACCTAATGCTGCGAGTTCTTCCATACCTTTTGCTACTTCAGAAGCTGATTGGCTTGTTTTTGCCCCCAGTTCCATAGCTTGTGCAGTCATATCTTTCATTTGACCGCCACTTGCTTGAGCGATAGCACCTACACGTGACATCTGTGCTTCAAAGTCAGCACTTGTTTTCACTGCGGCACCTAATCCCATAACAACCGGCGTCGTAACACCTATCGTCATGCTTCGGCCTATGTCAGTCATTTTTTGTCCTACTGAACCAAATTTCTTAGATAAATTATCAGCATGATTTGCAACTTTAGTAAAATGACTGTTAGCAATAAGTTGTTCTTTATTAAACTGCTTCATTTCACTCGTTGTTTTATCAATTGTACGTTGTAAGTTGTTTAGTGCAGTCTTTTCATTATTGACTTGTTTTTCTGCTTTGGCTAAGTTTTGATTATGATTTTTAATAGTGTTGGTAATGTCTTTAAACTCTTTTTCAGTCTGTTGTAACTCTTTATTAGTTTTGTCATAAGTATTTTTAACTTTTTCATTTGAATCTGATAACTTTTTGTTTTCGCCGCGTAATTTTTTTACTTGGGACTCTTCTGTTTTATACTTTTGTACGAGTTCTTTATGTTTCTGTGACTGTTTTTCTACCTGTTCTCTTGCTCGTTTGAGTTGCGCTGTACTTGCTTTATTGCTGTTTTTTAAATCTTCTTCTGCCTTTCTAAGCTGTTTGAGCTTTTGATATGCTTTATCTCGCTGTTCATTTGTTCTTTTAGATTGATTTTGAGCCTTTTTTAACTCTTGTGTACTTTCTTTCAAACTCGCATTGGATTTTTCGAGCGCCTGTTTATTTTTCTGGTTTGCAGCAGTGAGTGACTTGTATGCTTGTTCAACATCTTTAACTCTGCTTTTCGCTTTTGTGTAAGTAGCATTCAATTCTTTTAATTCATTTTCGGCTTGATTGAACATTTGCTTTTGTATTTTCATTTTCTTATTCAATCCGTCAATTTTGGTTTTGTATTGATCCATTGAGCGTTCAGCTTTATCAAATGCCGATAAATTTGCTTTCATCTCACTGTTAACTACACCTAATTCACGTTTTAAGCCTTTCATACCTTCTCTTACACCAAGAGAATCAAGCTTCATCTCTAATGTTAAACCTTGCAATTTCTCGTTCATATTACCCTCCTTTCTAGCTACCGAATAACATTCTTAAATCAGTACCTGTATATACTTTTTCTTCTTCGTTTTGTTGCTCTTCTTTTTCTTCGTTATCTTCATTAAGTAAATTAAGCAATTCAAAGTAAGGCTGTTCTTTCACCTGAGTGATTGTCCAGCCATACTTTTCCATGCAATAACGTTGTATAGATTTAAGATTGGATAAAATTTCTGGTATTGAAATTAGTGTTCTGTCTTTCCCACTTCTTCTGATGCATCTTCTGTATCTTCTTCATCTTCTCCGTTGATTTCACGAAATAATTCATTCATAACTTTCGAGTATAAACGTGTTCCCATGTTGTTTAATACTTCATCTTCTGTTAAACCTTGATCTGCAAAAATACTTACTAAATATTGTCTTTCTAACTTTCTTACTTTTTTCGCATCAGCATTTTCTTTAGCTGACTCTTTTTGTGTTTGTTCTAAAAATTCATAGAATTTTTCTGCTTCTCCCATAGTGATAATATCTCGTTTGTATGTTGATGTTTTACCTGTCTTGTCATCTTTGATTTCAAATTTAATTGTCATTTTACATTCTCCTTTTTAAATTAAATAAAAAAAGACGCAGCAATTACACTGCGTCTGTTGAAACTGTGATGTTGATTGTTCCTGTTTTGCCACTTCCGTCATTTGCTGTAGCTGTAACTACTGCTGTGCCTTCTGCAACACCATGAATAGCACCTGTCTCAGCATCTACCGTAACAATGTCAGTTTTATCTGAGGAATAAGTTACAGTTTTATTTGTTGCTGTTGACGGTGTAACAATAGCTGCAACAGAGTCATCCGCCCCTACTTTAATTTCTTTTGTGTTAGGTTCAAATGTGATGCCAGTGATTAAAATCGGATTGGTTTTAAACATTGGAACATCCACTTTGCTTGATTCAACACCATTTTCTTCAAAAGCAACTTTATAAGTACCTGTTGGATACTCAGTATCTGCATTTAAACCAGATACAGTAACAGACAAACGTCCGTCACCCTCTTTTGTTCCAACAACCACATCATCTTTATATACTTTTAATGTTTTTACCATAAAATCTTCTCCTTGCCCCTATTCTGCAGATACGTTAACACTTTCAGTACTAACTGTAGTCTCTACATTTCGGGGAGTATTAGGGTCCAGTAACTGTCTCGCCACCAACAATAGGTTCTTCGTATCCAGGGAATACTTTTTTGAAGAATTCTTCTTCTCCAGTTTTACCTTCATGATATCCGTATACAACACCTTGTTCTTCTGTATCTACTTCGATAGTGCGGTTCATCCAGTCTCCTGTTAGTTTAGTTGGCTCAGGTGCTTCTGCTTTTTCTCCTTTAGTTTTGAATTCAATTGAATCTAAGCTGAAAGTACCTTTTAATAATGCTACATATACTGGCTCTCCAGTCATTCCATCTTCTGAAACACCAATCATAGCAACAAACGGTGCTTTAGTTTTTTCGCCAACCCATGCAGTGCCATTTGCATCTTTTTTACGTCCTAATACTTCGTTCAAGTCATCGCTTGGAATGTTGAAGATATCCATATCGGATTTAACTTCGTTAGTACCTTGTTTTTTCATCCATACACGTTTGTTTGATGCGAACATGTCTACTAATTCTGGTGCTAACCCTGTAACATTAAGGTTTACCGTACCACCTTTATCATCTTTCCATTCGAATTTTTTGACGATTTTTTCTCCAACTTGGTCAAAAACTCCTACTAAAACTTTCTTGAAACCTACTTTATAAGAACCTTGATTCTCTGCCATATAATTGTTCCTCCTTAAAATTAGGCATAAAAAATACACATTTATTCAATGTGTTCGCCTTTGTAATATTGATTTTTCGGTGTGCCTAAGTAACGTCTCGACTTAACATACCTTTTTGTTTCTTTGAAATAGTCGTCCAGTTGGCTGGAACTTGGTTTTAAATCATTTTGAAATAATAGATATCTGATTCGATTAGTTGTTATTAAAGTTGTTTCTTCTTTATAGCTTTCTACATCTACTTGCACAAAAAATGTTTCTGACCTATACATATCAGAAACAAAAGTTGATGGTTCGGTATTGATTGGAGTTAATACTACGAAAGTATCACTTGTATCTGTGTTCTCAGTAGTTTCATAAAAATAAACACGGTTACCTACTATGGCTTTAAGCTTCTCATCATTAATAATTAAGTTTCTGATCAGGTTTAAAATATTCATATATTCCGCCTCAAACTATCCACTATTTTTTTACGATAAGTATTTTCTCCTTGTTTTAACGTTTTAGCGATTACACCAAAACCACGAGGAGTATACTTAATGCCATTACGTGTGTAACCATGTTCGTTCAAATGAATGATTCTAAATCTATCCATAGGACCTTCCCACTTGATATAAATAGAACGTGCTGAATTGCCCACACCACTGAATGTCGGTTTACTTTTTGTTATTTCATCTATCGAAGCACCTGTATCTTTAAACACTTCGAAATTTCTTGCTAATAACTCCACGACATGGTCCGCACCATCATTTAAGGCTTCATCTTCAATTTCTCTCATCTTTGTATAACCGAACTTTCGTTCTAATTGTTTAATTAATTGAGGTATACCTTTAACTTCAACACTCATTTTTCTGACAACACCAACGTAATATAGTTGGGCGGTGTGTTCACTCTGACTTCTTGAATATTAAAAAGTTTATTAGCGTATATCCTCTTATCAACTTTAACAATATGGTTATTCAAAGGTTGGTAATCCATGCCAGGATCACGTACGACAATTGTAATGCCAATTAAAGATTGTGTAGACTTTAATATTTCAATATCTTTGATTGAAGGGCTATAAACTTCACAGAAACAACTATATAACTGAACTTCCTCTTTATCATCTGGATAAGGTCCGCTATTGGTATATTTGAAAAATGAAGCTCTATCTTTAAATTCATTAAATTCCAATGCATTCACCTCACCATTCTTTTAATTTCAAAATTAGATTTTTTAATGCTTTGTCGTTAAAAGATTTACTTTTTGAACCATCACCAACATAACCACGACTTTCAAAATCTCTTGCAATAATATATTTAATTGCAGTTTTGTAGAGCGGGTACTCAGCAGCACCCTCTTCATATTCAGGAACGCCGCTAAGCTTCAACTCTGATATTGCTGATTCAATTAATTCATTAATTAAACTGTCTTCATAACCATAATCGACTTTCAACCATAGTTTTATTGAATCTAAGTGCATTTAATCACGCCCCTATTCTGCTGAAATAACAGCCGATTTTGCGTTGACTGTTACATCAACATTTTGGGGTTCATTAGGGTGTTGTTGTAGCTTTTACATTTGCGATTCGGAATGCACTGTCTAATGTACGTTGCTGATCATACCAAGCTGTTAATACAAACAAGTATTCGCCTTTTTTAACATCTTTATCTGTGTCATAAGTTGTTGCATTGTAGTTGATACCGAAGTAGTTAAAGTCTCCAACGATTGGTTTAACTGCTGCATCAGTAAATACGATTGGTTTACCAAATACTTTTTCGGCCGGTGTATCGAAGAAGTTAGTAGTTCCATTTGATAACGTATCTAAAATATTAACGTAATCCGCATACTTCATGTAGATAGTCGCATTATCACGGTAATCTTCATGCAAATCAGCTAAAGCATTGACGATTGCTTTATAAGTGTCTTCGCCGTCCACTTGCTTAATAGAGCCGTTATAGAATGACATATGCTCTAAACCAGCTTTAGGTGTTTCAGTTAATGCATCTTTACGTTCTTTAGCTGCCAAACCAGATTGCAATGCATTTTCTACCCAGTTAACTAAATCTACATCTGAGCCGTGGATAACTGTGTCAGAGATAGCAGAGAACACTTTAAATTTATAAGTGCCGTACTTAACAGTATCACCTTTTAATTTCAATTCTTTAGCAGTTTCTAAATCAGTGATGAAATCATCATCATCTAATGTGTAAGAGACACGTGGAATTTCTAAACCTTTAATGTTAGTTAAGCGTGCTTTCTCACGTAACTGGTTTTTAGCGAAAGGTTCAGAAATAATTTCTTTTGACAATGTTCTAGGTAAGAATTTATCTCCGCCAGATTCATTATCTGTAGGCAACGCATATAATAAGCGTTGTGCTTCTTGTGATGGTTTCTCAAATTCATTAGGTAATAAAGCATGACGATAGAATTCAGCTTTCGCTTTAATCAATTGCGCTTCTTTATCTAAAGATTGATAAACGCCTTCTTTATCTTCAATTTTCGCTTTTTCTTTTTGTTCAATATCTGCAACTTGACGTTCAACAATTTGGAAACGATTTTGTAAATCATTGCGTTCTGTTTCTAATTGTTTGATTTCTTCCATTTCTACACTAGGATCAGTGGCTTTTTTGCCTAATTCTTCATTTTTTTGCTTTAATTGTTGTCCAATCATTCCTAATGATTGCTTCAATTCGTATAAGTTCATACAAGCAACCTCCTATAAATTCATTGATTTTTTTAGTTCTTCGCATTTTTTGAGAATTCTATTTCTCTCTTCTTCTTCTTCTTGAGGCATAGATTTTTGAGGTGTTTCAACCGTATTTTTGTCGATATCATCAATTTTTGTAATTTTATCGATATCTTTTTCTACAGATTCTGGAACATGTTTGAATAGTTTATATTGGTCCGTAGAAATACTTGCAGCGATTTCGTTTACTCCTAATACTTCATCAATAAAACCTTTTTCAAGTGCTTCATCAGCTGTCAACCATGTTTCGGCATCTAAAAGTTGTTTTAATTCCTTTTCAGACATGCCTTGTGCTTTATCTAAATACGCTGTATTGCTTGATTTGTCCGTTTTATCCAACAAATCAGCCGTTTCACGTAATTGACTTGCGTTGCCAATAGTCATAATCCAACTGTTATGAATCATAAGCAAACTGTTTTTGTGCATAAAAATAGTGTCACCGCTCATTGCGATAACACTTGCAATAGATGCTGCTAAAGCGTCAATATATACATTTACTTTTGCTTTATGCATTTTAATCATGTTGTAAATCGCATGACCTTCAAAAACATTCCCACCGGATGAGTTGATATGAATATCAAGTTCTTTAACATCACCTAATGCATCAAGTTCTTTTTTAAAGTCGATAGCTGTTACATCTGTATCATCCCATTTGTTGCTGACAATATCTCCATAAATATAAATTTCGCCTTTACTTTCCGTTTTCTTCTGTATTTGGAAGTATTTTTGTTTGTTCACTCGTTCCACCTCCTTTCAATGCTTTTCTTTCTTCGACAGTCATATCTATCGGATATAAATCTCCACTGATGAATGGTACATCTCCACCTTCAATAGGCGGTAGATCTTCCCAAATTCTGATTTCATTTACAGTGTTATATCCGTTTCGCACTGCTTTGGAGTAAACTTCTGCTTGCGTTGCACTGTCTGCACGTAAGAAAGATTTAACATTGAATTTGAAGTATCTGTTTTGCTTCCTATCTTCTTTAGTAAGTAATTTACGGTTAAACTCTGATTCATACTGTTTGATGATAGGCAATAACGTGTGCTGCAGGAAGAAACGGTTTATTTCTTCAGATTTTGTTGTGCCATTCATATTGCTTTTTGCGTTTAAAAAAATGGCCTGCATTTGAAATACATTGGCCACCCGTTCGCGTGTTAAGTTTTCTGAAGCTACAATATCCTCTGAAACATACTTTCTATCCATTGGATCAATTTCAACACCTGGCTCTTGGAATAAGATACCCCCGTTTTCCGAGTAAAAGTCTTTAAAGTTGTTAATTACTGCTTGCTTTTTATCAACATCAACATTAGTACCATATTTTAAAACAAACGAATCAGTTTTTTCCATTTCACGCAAGTTGAAGGTACGCACCGCATGGTCGAAATCCATTGTATTCTTCAATACATCAATAGGACTGATGCCTTGTACCATATTAGAACCTACAATGTGTTTGAAGTGAAGCACATCCGTATTATGTACTACTAATTTATTACCAGTTGCAGCAGTAATAAAGTAGTACAATTCACGTGATTTGTTTTCAACTGCAATTTGTACAACATCTGGATTGAGTAAGTAGAGTCTTTCAGGTTGATAGTAAATATCACGTTCAATCAAAACATAAGCGTTACCTTTCTCGTTTCTAGTCGTCTCAATCTGATTAATAAAATCAAAACTACTAATTGAGTTATTAGGAGAGTTGGTTAATAAATCAGAAACATCTGTATTGATGACATCATAATTTTCATACAGTTTTAACGGTAAACTTGCCATTGCATTTGATAATTTCGTAACAGCCGAAAATATTGTCTCATTCGTTTCAAGCGTGTTATTAATAACACCCCAGAATGTTTTGTTTTTCCAAGGTGAAAAGTCATACATGTTTTGAGTTGTTTTATCTACCCAACCATCAATTAAACTTCTTTTGATTTTAGTAAAAATATTTTCCTTTGCTATAGTGATCACCTCCTTATCGCATTAAATCTTTCATGCTGATAAACTCAATTGAACCATTGCCTGCATCAGTTACAACTTTGTTCATGATGTCGGTATAGGTGTTAAGCATTGCTGCAAAACCATCTATCTTTCTGTAACGACTTTGCTTAGAAGGTAACCAGTTTCCGTTACGGTCCATTTTTAACTGAACGTTGTTGATATACCATTTCATAAGCGGATTATTATTGAAAATGATTTTACCGTCTAAAAACATTTCTTTAAGGTCCTTTAATGCAGGACTTAATGTGATGGCACCTTGACGTACTTCTTCAGTTTCAAAACCATAATTTTTAAGTTCTTGATTGAGTTTAAAAGCGTTGGCTCTGTCATAAGTTATCTTTTCAACAGGATAATGTTCATTGATTTTAAGTATCCAATCGAATACATCATTGTAATCAATGTATGGTGTATCTTGTATCGTCAGATAACCTGCTTCTTCCCATTCTCGATAAGGGATTTTCTCATTTGAATATTCTACTTTATGCTTTGGTATCCATGAATGCGATAAAACAGCTACTTTACCGTTATCAAGTGCAAATGTTGCACAAGCGGAAGTGAAATCTTCTGTTTCTGACAAGTCATAACCTATCGTACACGGTAAACCTTCCAATTCATCTACTGAAATAACTTCATTGTTCTTTTGCAATGTAGCATGATCAATAAAACTCATTTCATCATTATTGGCAAAAATGTTAAAACGCTTTGTAATGAAATCTCCACGTTCAGCAGGTGTACGTTTAGCTTTAATCCATTCTTCTTCCATATCATCAATGTTGATAGATACGCCTAAGTTAGGATTGGCTTTAACCCATGTTTCACGGTCATTCATATCATCTTCATCATCAAGTGAAGCTAAAAAGTAGAATGTTCTTTCATCTTCAATAATTCCATCTAAAGTATCTTTACCTGCTTCAACCATATCAACAAGCGGACCATCTAATTGATAGCCCGCAGTTGTAATATAAATCAACAATGGTTGTAAACGTGCGCCCCTCGAGTTTTTAATAACTGAGATAAGTTTGTAGTCTTTAAACTCATGGATTTCATCAAAGATACCAATATGAGTATTCAATCCATCAAGTTTTTCACTATCTGCTGCTTGTGGTTCTATTTTTGAAATTGTCTTATCATAAAGGATTGCATCTCTTTGAGGTCTGAAATTTCTTCTAAGTTGAGGACTTGCTTTAATCATTGCTTTAGATTCATCAAATAATAATCGTGCTTGTTTCATGGTGTTTGCTAACATATGAATTTCTGCACCGTTTTCTTTGTCTTGTGACACCCCATAGTTAGCTACACCAGAAATCAATGTAGTTTTACCGTTTTTACGTCCTACAAAGATTACTGATTCTTTGAATCGTCTTAATTTAGTTTCTTTGTTTACCCAACCGAACAAACTTCCGATAATGAAATGTTGCCACGGTTGCAGCACCAATTGACGTTTTGCCCCTTTAGACGGTTTACAGAATTTCTCAATAAACCTGATAGGTTTATGTCCTAACTCTTCATCAAATTCCCATTTCCCGCCATTTTTTAAATATCTAAGGTGTCTTTCACACTCTTTTTTTACATATCGGCTTGCTAAAATTTTTCCTTTAACAACTTGCTCTGCATACCACGTTGTCAGCAATTTAGGAGAGGGTTCATTTAAAACTTTAATAGTCACCGAAACCATCTTCTTCCTGTACAACTTTTTCTCTTTGTGCTGCGGTTAAGCCTAAAGATTTTAACAAGTTGTTTAATGTTTGCACAGTTTTCGTTAATTCGATACTGAGCGGGTTTTTAACGATATTACTAGCCCCTGCTTTGTTGGTATGTTCAATCATCAGATCGCTTTTTTTAAGTTCATCACGCAATCTGCAGTAAAATTCGTAAGTTTCGATATAAAGCGAAATAAGCATGTCGTCCGATTCTTGATAGTCATCAATGTACTTTTTCAGTTGTTCTTTTGTTAATTTCAACTGAGACCCCCCTTTCATGAAATTTTTCGATTGATTGCGAGCGATGGGCCCCCGTCGGTCCCCGACGATTTTTATTTTTGCTTCGAGGGTAGGGGGGATAAAAAATTTAAATTTTATTTTTATATAAATTTTGTGATTTTAAATTTTTGCAACTCTCACATTTCTTTTATTTGTTTTATCATTATCGTTTGCATGAATTTTGTTGTGACAACTGCTGCAAACACTCATTAAATTATCTAATTGCAATGCTTTCGTAAAATCATCATCAACATAAACAATATGATGTACAATTTTGGCATCTGTGATTTTACCTTCTTCTAAACACTTCTGACATAGGTAATTGTCTCTGTCTAAAGCCATTTCACGTATCTTAGTCCATGCTTTAGAGTGATAGAACCAATCATGTTCATATGTCTTGCGTCCATGCTTGTAGTTATTGTCATGCTTAGTCATATACACAACCTCCTATGCTTACTCATATCAACACTGTCTTATGTTGTTGTCCATGTCTTGCCATGTTGCTGCTTACAGTATTCATATCAATAAACAAAAGAGACACATCACGTTAATGATGTGCCTCAGTTATAATATAGTATTTTCATTTACATAGTAACTTAGTGATCAACGAACTTCTTTGTCAGTGCCAGACATAAGAATCATAACAGATAACATGTTATATCTCGTGTACTAATATCGCTATGACTCAATTATAATAATATGAATATAGCAATTGCAACTTCAGTCTTATCAGTCCTATCAGTCTCATCAGTCCTAACAGTCCTATCAGTCTTCTAACATCTTGCTTCTCTTCTGTTGGATAATGTACACATTAACTATCTCATCAACATGGTGCATTATCTTATTGTATCCCATCTTCATAATACGTTTGATATCATTAACACTCTTGCCTATCTTGATCAGCTGAAGTAAGTGGTAGTTTTTATCACTGCTGATGTACTCTTCGTAACTATCTATGAATGCTAACTTATCTACCAACTCTTGTGTCTTGCGGTAATCCTTATCATTGCGTATAACTCTCACTAATACTTTATTACCAGTAGTTCCTTGTGCTTTAGGCATTGCTGATTCAATACCGTACTGTCCGATAGATGTACTGTCATACTCATAAACCTTTTCGTCTACCAGCTTACGCATCCAATGATAATCAAACATCATATCTTTAATCTCTATTTCTGTGTACATCTAACTCCTCCTAATTACTTATCATACAATCGCTTAACCAATACATTAATAATATATTCTTGTCCTTCTAATTCTTCTGCCTGTCCTCTGTTCACTTTATAAAGAACAATAGTGAATATTGATAACAGTAATGCCAGTATCATCCACACCATCACATCACCTCCAGATAATCAAAGGCAATACCATTCTTGCTTTTGATTGGTTCAATAGTTTTAAAATAACTGTACGGTATGCTCTTACGTTCTAATGTTTCTTTCAACTCTACATAATCACTGATACTCAACTTATATAATTCTTGATACTCTTCAAAGTAAATCAATAAAAAAGCTTTGCCACCTTGTTCTTCTACTTTAAGTAAGTAATCGACTTGATGATCCTGTATATTTTTAAATGGTACGCTTGCACCTTTAGTATTCTTAGCATCAAATGCAATCATCTTACCGTTGCTGATACCTACAAAATCAACCATACCTTTTGCTTTGAAGAATGCTTTGCCAGTACGTGTATTATATGCGATATCCGTAGGTACTTTGCGTATCACTGCTTTGCTCAACTTCTCATAGTTCCAGTTAACATTTGATATTACGTTCTCTAACCATTTACCTCTGTTAGCATAGCTCACTTACTTACTCTCTCCAATCTATAATGAGTTCTTTCTCCGGAAATTTTCTAATATTTACAGTTCTATATCCTTCTTCAAAATGAATATAGGCTTTAACACCTTGTTTTTTATAATGATGTATAATCGCCTGAATTGTGTCGTTATTAACCTTTCCTGTATCATTAGAAAGTGCAGTGATTTGCAAAGCGAAAACGTCTATAGTTACTCTATATCTACCAGTATCAATTGCCTGCTTAATCCGCTCATCAATATATCTGATGCAGTGATGATAACCTTCTACAAGAAGCTTCCTTTCATTCTCTTTTGTTTTATCAAAGTCCAACGTTCTGTTTTCTTCGTTTATTTTTTTAGCCCAGTTTTTTAACATTTCATCTTGTTCCTTTCCTGGTGGTATCCTTGTACCTTTATCTTTCTTTGGTTTGGCTAGACTTCTATGATGATCCAGCCACTTTATAAGATTAGGGTCCGGCTGTTTTGTTTCAGGGTTTGTTAACCCACCAGTGTAATAATTATTCTTAGTCTTATTCACATGGTTGCAATATATCTTATAAACGGTGTAGCAAATAATTGAAATTATCAATATAATAGTAAATAATATATCTTCCATTTACTCACTCACCTTTGCTTTTAAATCATTAAGATGTATGTGATCGTTTATGTTAAAGTCTGCAGGTGCTTCCACATCATCATTCTGTGTTTCGTAAATGATAAGCTGTTCAGTGATGTATTTAGCTGTCTCGTATAGCGTAAGTGTTAAGATTAGTTTGAGTATTGGTTTAATCATTAGTATCACTTCCTGTGTTATTTAAAATGTCTATCTAATCCTTTACTAACGTGTCTTTTCCATTTTCTCTCATCTAAATATTTGCGTTCTTCTTCCATCCTTTTATTAACCTTTTCATTAAATTCTTGATGTCTTCTTTCCATTTGTTCCCACTCTTTATTAAGCTCTCGTTTTTCTTTGATAGCATAGCTGACAATAATTATAAAAATACTTAGGGGAAATAAAAGAAACAGTGTTAATGCTATGATTAATATTAATAAAAAATTTTCCATTCTACTCACTCCTCTGCCTGCATTATTTGTTTAGCGCTCATGTTTACCTCCTAAAATGTAGTATCGTCATTGAATAAATCTGTGACTGATAACCCTAAACTATCTGCTAATTTCTTAACTGTTTTTATACTAGGATTTTTTCTCCCATTTTCAATATCGCTTAAATAAGACTGTGAAATTCCCATTTTTGTTGCTAGCTCACTTTGGGTGATGTTCATACGCTTTCTAATCTGTTTAATGTTTTGACCAAACTTCATCTTCTACCTCCTAAAAGCAAGGCGGACGAACCGCCAAGCTTGTTTTTTAAACCCGTCGAATCCAACCGGTTTAGTTTTTTATACGTATCGAATTCGAGGCGGTTAACATTTATTCTCCAGTGCTACCGTAAGCACCTCTGTTACTTTTTCTTTTTAAACTTCAAAGTCACTACATCTCTAAAATGTTGATTTCTTGTATGAGTTTCTGAAAGTTTATAATTAGTTATCATTTCAATAACTTCATAATCTATAAGGTTCAGACGAGATATATGAATATTAGTTTCATCTTTTCCTTCAAATAATCTTTTTAATATTTTTATTGTCGGTTGTTTAAAGTTTTTCACTTCTTCAACACCTCTTTCACTTTTTGTAGAGGTCTTTAATATCCTGTGCTACCGTATGCGCCTCTGTTACTTTCATTTTCAAATTGTTCTACTTCTACCGGCTGCATATAAGAAACGGGTGCAATAACTAGCTGTGCTAAACGTTCACCTTGTTTAACAGTTATAGGTTCATTACTGATGTTATCTGTGATAATTCCAATCTCTTTATGATAAGTTTGATCTATCGTACCCAACGCTACACGCAGTTTCGTTTTAAGTGATTTACCAGAACGTGGTCTGACTTGTGCTTCATAACCATAAGGTAAGTTAATTGCAACATCTGTTTTAACTGCTACTGTTGTATGAGGTTCTATCACTGTTGTTTCAGACACATATAAATCTAAACCGGAGTCAGTTTCATTAGCACGTGTCGGCATTGTTGCGTTTTCAGATAATAATTTGATTTGTAATTTGTTATTCATAACCTAACAACTCCTTAAATCTTTTTTCGCTAATCTGTACTTCTACCAACTCACAATATTCAAACCATTCTGTCGGTTTGTAATTGACGACTGCACCCTTTCCGAATTGTTTTTCCATTTGTTCTTTATAAATCTTTTCTTGTTCAGCTAAGTCGCGCTTATATGCAAATTTATCCGGCAATGTGCCGTCCTTCTTAACAGCTAGGAATGCCTCATTCACATCTTTTGTGTTATATGGCCCTTCTGCAATGTATAATCCTGGTTGTCCAATAAGTTCAAATGCTAACGCTGGATAAGTTTTAGTCATTGTTTTTGTCCTCCTAATATAAATTGTTCTTTTGTTATATCTTTAGCTTCACAAATTTCATTTACTAATTTTTCTAATGTGTCAATTTCGATAAGAATATTTCCCTTGTCCCAACCTAAATATCTGTTGAAACCATATTGATGATATGCTGTAAGTAACTGTTGTCTGATAATCTGTTCTAATTGATTTACTGTTAATTGATTAGTCATTTGCTTTATCCCTCCAATATTCACTGACTATTCTTGATGTCGTAAAACCTAATTGTTCATATGTTTTTTCTTTCTGACTTGCTTTAATTACTTCATCAAACGCCTTTGCCTTTTCCAGCACCTCTACATGCTCTCGATAAATATCTTGATGTGATTGCATGTGCGGGTATTTTCCTGCCAATGCTTTAGCACCTTCTACTTGTTTTTCCATGTATTTGTATTTCATTCCAATTCCTCCTATTATTCAAATAATCCTCTCTAGCAACGATTGCAGTGATGCGTGTAGGGCTTGCATCAATCACAAACCCCTTTACACCTCTGCTTTGTAACTCTTGCTCTAGTTGCGTTAAACTGCGTCCTCGTGTGTCTGATTTGAAACGCTGTTTAATTGTGTTTGATAAATCACGCATCTACTTACCCCAACACTCAATCGCAAATTCAATACTCTGTCTCGCTTTTTTAATATCTTCCAATCCATTCTTTCTAGGCGCACGCATCAAATATTTTAAGGCGTTACCTACGTGATAAAAGACTGGAGCTGATTTGTAAGTTCTTCCTACTAATTCAATAATTATTGCTGCTGTAAATTGACCGAACTGGTAATGATTAGGTTGATGTACTGAGTTATTTTTGCAATCTTCAAAATGTTCAGCTTTCTTAAAAGATATTGGAAGCTTGTCGAAGTAATCCTCGTCTGTCAGTTCGAACGGGTCATCGATACCATCTAACTGAACCATTACTGATTGTTTACCAAGTCTATCAACTTCTCGAATAACGACACCTGCGTGTCCGCCCTGCACATTCAATCCACGATACTGCCATAAGATAATACGATCATCTCTTTTTAAGTCTCTAATCTCGTTCATTAGCGCACCGCCTTTACCATTAAGTCATTTTCACATAGGTGCCAATACCAGTCGTCAGGCGTTACACTCTGAGGTGTACCGTCGTATAACCAAGGACGCTCTTCTCTTTTACGTGCTTCTGCTTGTTCTTTTTGACGTTCTTTACGTAAACGGTCCTTATAAACCAAATTGCGCAAAGCATCTTTTTCACGTTCTACAATATAAAACTCTGTTTCCAGCGGTAAAATATCGTCCATAATGTGTCCGTCATTTAAATATTTAATAATTGCTTGCGGCGGAACTTTAGACCTTTTCAAATCTTCAGCTACGATGTAAAAAGTGAGTCCTTTATGTTTAATCTTTCGGCATATTTTACCTTTGTACATCACATGATTGAAATTGTATTTAAGCGCATCTTCTATATCCCAACCCTTATCAAACCTTTCTTGCAAATCTTTAGAAGATACTTTTAAATTTTGAGATGCATATAAGATTTTTTGAGTTCCAATCTCAATCGTTTCACCTTTATAAATAAATTTCCCCATTACCTTAACCTCCTACAATAACCTCTCTACATCTGTGACTTCTAAATCATCCATGTAGGCTTCTGGTTCTTCATAAATTTTATTGATCAAACTATCTTCCATAGCTTGTGTATTTTCATGTTTGTGAAATGTATCTTTGACTTTAGCTGTAAATGTCACTGTGCATTTGAATTGCATTTCTACGTCGTCATTGTCGATATTCAATTAATCTACCTCCTCGATTACCATGATGATTTTAGCTTCATCACCGTATTGCTTTAAGGTTCTTGCATCTACGATTTGGTTATCATCTTTCCATAGATGCTTATTACCGGCATCTAAAACAGTTTTCATCAAATTATCTACATCAGGCTTTGTACGCTTATACTTGCCGACCATTGCCAAACGTTTTTTCTTACTCCAGCTTTTAGGTGGTGTGAAAATAAACTTCAACGTTACAATCACGCTATTTTCTAACATAAGTTTAGGCATCTGCTTTTGTATAAAAGCTTTATGCGCTGTATAAGTTGCAGGCATATAGGTTTGTACAAATTTTCCTCTATTCGCAAACCTAGGTCTCGGCGACCCTATTGGTGCTTTATGTGTTTCATTGAATTTAATTTCTATTTCCATAAGACACCTCTATATGACGCACAGCGGGCGTTGTACGACGTTTGTTCCATTGGTATAGGAATAAGTCGTACAACCTCTCAGCGTTGCCCTGTGCTTGTGTAATCATCATCTCTGCAAACACTGAACTGCAGTTAAGATGACGCATGATATATTCTTTGGTTAACATCAAAAATTTAACCCTCGCATTCTGTAATCTTCGCCATTCATATTGATTGTTGTAGTATTTTTCATCATTCGACTAAATATTTTGGCCAGATCCTTATTTTGTATCAGTTCTTTACTACTGTTATTAGTAGTAATGATATTGTGCTTGCCAGTACGTGATTCCATTACTTCAAACAGCTTCTGTACACCGAAGTTGCTTAATGATGTTCCATAATCATCTAATACAAGCAAGTCAACATCAGATATTGCTTTATCTATTTCTCTTTCAGTAATTTGAGAAGATTTGTTATATGTGTCTTTATAGGTTGTAATTAACTGCGGCACATTCATATATAAAACCGAGTAACCTTTCTCTTTTACACGCTTGATAGTGGCCATAGATAAATGGCTCTTACCTGTACCATAACTGCCGAATAATAAAATGGATTGTTTGTTATCTAAAGTGAAGTTGTTCGCATATCGTTCTAGTAATGCTTTCGCTCTAGCAAGTTGTTCACTTGTAGGCTGGTAATTATCAAAGGTTGCATCTGCCAGATCATCATTGATAATAGATTTTTTAAAGATTGCGTTTGCTTTAATACGTTGTTGTTTTCTTTTAAAGTTTTCAGTCGATTGTTTAGCGAATGCTATCATGTCACAATCACAACCATCTTTGATGATTTGACCATTATCGAATTCGTAGTAATCATAATCTCTACCGCACTTGCTGCAGTGCAATCCTAATTCTTGATTAACTATCTTATTTTTAAATTTCGCTTTTTTAGCTACTTCTGAAAACGAGTTCATCTAAAACACATCCTCATATTGCTTTTTCCATTCTTCATCAACAGCGTTGGGTTGTTGTTGGTTAAGGTAACCCTCAAACTTAGTACCGAATAATGTTTCGGGTCGGAGGTACTTTTCCATGTCTGTACCTTTCCATTCCGATACTTTGTTATCGATTACTTTTTTGAAGTCATCTAATGTAAAACCCTCATCAGTTCTTGCACGTATGACTGTTTGGTTTTTCTTAGTTGTAGATTTGTAGTGCTTATCTGTCTGTTGGTTAAGATAATTAATTACATCACGGTAAGGGTACGCAGTCGACGAAGGAGACAATATATTCTCGTCATTATAAGTACCATCATTTTTATTTAAATCATTATAAGTTCTATTATTATTAGTAGTTTGCCCTTTTCGGTTTTCCGATTTTCCGTTTGCCGAAAACCCGTTTGCCGATAATCCGTTTGCCGAAAATGGCATTTCGGTTGGTTTCTCATAAACATGATATTCATAACCACTAAATACTCCAGCTTTAGTGCGTTTTTGAATTCTATGCACATATTTATTTGCCATAAGTTCTTGAATGCCACTGTTGATTGATTTTTGTCCATCATTCATATGTTTAACTACTTCAGATGTGTATATCTGCCAATTATCTGGTCTACTAAGGAAATACAGTAATATACCTTTTGCTTTAGCGCTTAAATTGGAGTCATAAATAAAGTTTTTGTGTACCGTGACGAAGTCGCCACTTTCTTTTATTGTTCTAAATGTAGCCATTATTGCATTCTCCTTTCTGGTATAATATTTTTTGAGGTGAAAAATATGTTTTGGTTATCTTTAATCGCAATTTTTATTTCTGCAATTTCGTTAGGTTTAACTATTTACAAATTCTATATCGATTACAAAGAAAATAAGCTAAATTTATCAGTAGACTTGCAAAATCACTTTGTTGCTAGCACAAGAAATGTTTTCGAATTCAATTTCGTAAATGAAACTAAGAATCCTGTATCTATCACAAAAATTGTTTTAATTGACAATCATAGAAACGTAAAAATCAAATCTTTACAAAGTAAAACACTACTTACTAAAGGTAAATACATAAGAAATGAAAGTAGCTCCTTACCTATCAATTTAGGTGCTTATGAAGCTTTTAAAGCGTTTATTGTAATTGATTCAGAAAAGATATTAACTTCTTACGAATTCGAGGTGTATACTAGTAAAGGTGTATTTATAACTGAACTATCAGAGAAATTACCGAAAGAACAAGCGCTATTAAATTTAAAGAAATTAACGATAAATAAATGATGTGGTCTTTTTTTGTCATTTTGATTCTCCCTTCAACATTTTGTTAAGCCGATCATCTACTGAAATCCAAGAATTTTCTAAGTGGTATTTCTTATCGAATGTGTCTACGCCTATGTTGTGCTGTTCGGAATGATGCTCTCTGCATAGCGCTAACACTTCATATCCGTAATGGTCCATTGTCTTACGGTTCTTACCTCTGCCTATTGCGTAATGGTGTGCAAGGTCTGAATGAGGTTTACCACAGATAACACAGTTACGGTTGACTGTAGACCAGTACAAGAAAGATTTATCTTGTTTAAGCAGGTCGCTTGTTTTATAAGTTAATGGAATATTGTTATAAAATATCCAATCAAGCGTAACCTCTATGATTTGGTTTGCTTGAGTACGTGTACAGTCGCTTAATGAGAGGCGTTTTTCATACCCATAGAGGACTTCTACGTAATCCATGAACAAATACCTCATATAGTCTCGGGGTTGCCCTGTGTGACTCTCTATGTCGTTACATAAGGCGAATATTTTCCTGCGTTGTTTATCGCTAATCATGAAGGGATCTACTATCTTTACATCGACCTCTACATCCATTCCGTTATCCAGTAACAAAGTTTCTTTATCCCCAAGTGTTACATTCTTGATGACGGCAGTAATTGTACCGTCATCTTCTTGAATGTAATTAGTGATTCTTTGCATTTAAAACCACTCCTAGAAAGGTAAATCATCCGTATCCATATCAAAGTTGTTGCTATTATTGAATGGATTTTCGCTTTGAAGCGCCTTCTCTCTTTGCTGCACTTGGTTATTTGATTGGTTATTGTTTGAGGCTTGTGCATTCTTAGGTTCTAGGAATTGCACACTGTCACATACGACTTCCGTAACAAATACTCTTTGTCCTTCCGCATTCTCATAACTTCGTGATTGTAAGCGACCATCGATACCTGCTAAACTTCCTTTATTCAAATAATTATTGACGTTTTCTGCTTGTTTACGAAATACAACACAGTTGATAAAGTCCGCCTGTTGCTCTCCATTTTTACTCTTAAAATTACGGTTGACCGCTAGTGTGAATGTTGCTACATCTACACCGCTCGGGGTTGTTCTGAATTCTGGGTCTTTTGTTAAGCGACCTACTAATACGACTCTGTTTAACATTATTCATTCTCCTTTGCTTGTTTTGACCAGTTATCTAATTTTTTGATGCACACAGTGATTTGACTATTACTTAAACTCTGAATATCGTTAATACCTAGTTGTCGCTGCACATCATCAACGCTTACTTGTTTTCCTACAGACTGCATAAGTTCGCTGAATTTCAACATTTCTTCTTTTAATGTCCCAATCGCTTTAGCATCTGGTTTGGTATATTGCTCGCGCTTTTGTTTAGCATCTGCGTCATCCTCATCAGTAGGAATATTGAAGAACTTCATTAAAAAGTAACGTTCAGCATAAGTTAGTGCAGTACCATGCGCTTTAGAAACATCGTCTTGTTGTCCGACAGAATAGAATGTTACTTCAAGCTTTTCTTCTGGCTTATCCGCATTGATCCATACATATGTCAATTTCATTTCGACGACAAATTCAGATGTTGTGACTTCTCTATTTGCTTTTTTATTGAACCTCGTAACTTCAATTTTTTTATAGTTTTCTTCTGTTGTACTAGGAACAAGCAATAAATTATGTTCAATCATTTTGCTTCTGATTCTGTGTAATACTTGCGAACCACTAACATATGAGTAGTTGTAGCCTTTTGTATCTTTAGTGAATCCATCTATATTAGCTTTAACGTCTGCTATTTTCTGGAATAGGTTCATTTCTTGCTCCATTATCTAATCACCAGACTTTCAGTCACTTTAAGTTCAGCACCTGGCACTTCCTTGCCTGCTTTCAAGTCGTCTGTCAACTGCTTAGCATTTAACTTAGGCGCTTGAGATAACCAATACTCTTTAGGTATTAGCTTTTCATCTGTAATTGACTTGCTCGGTGCATTTCTGCGCTTATAAATGTAATTTGTAGATGTTCGATAATTTTCTAACTGTCTGTAATCGAGCATATCCTGCAAATATGATTTGATTTTATTTTTGAGGTTTTCCCTTTGCTTTTTGAGTGTCTGCAGACGTTTGATTTCTTTGTCCACAGTATCAATATCCCCCTCTACACTTCTGTAAAGTCCTATTGTGTTATCGACTTTGACATCAATACTCGCTTCGATAGATTCCAGTGTGTCTTTCAAAACTTCTGGTTCGATGCCTTCATCAATTTGATTACGAAGCGCTTCATACTGTTCATTTAAATTAAATAAGTTCATTACGACTTCAAACCTCCATTCAATATTTTTTCTATATTTGCTACGCATTGCTTTTTATATTCTTCGCTATTATCGCTACCTACAATCACATGTTGGACGTCTAAGTCTTTTCTATATGTGAATACTAGTGTTTGCTTTTTATCATAATTAGAGTATTCGATCGTACCTTGTACATCGGACTCATCTAACATGTCGATAAATTCATGTGAATATTTTTTAAGGTTCATGTAGTACCTCCTGTAAAAATTTGTTATGATGAAAGTGGGTAATTTTCCTACTCTTTTGACTTTGACTGTTAGCAATTCGTGGTTGCTAGCAGTCTTTTTTTTTAATACTTAATTGTAAATAACGTAATATACTCTTCTCCGTCATCGACTGCTTCCTCTGTTTCATCTTCTTCGAAGTACCAGACATCGAATAACAGAAAAACTGCTAATGATAAAAGCAATGACCATGCTGCTGATATAATGAAATCTTGTGTGATAAATGTCAGGACGGATGTGCTTGCAAAGCAGAATAAATAGGATAACCAGAATGATTTCATTGCTTCATCTCCTTAAAATTCATCTCTATACTTACGTAAAAACTCATACGCTTTCGGACCGTCGAACGACCAGTTGCGTTTGTTTCCTTTCGGATAACTCGCAATACCTTCGCTTTCTAAAATCTTTCTGAACTTAGGATTGAATAGAATCTTGTCATCCACACTGTTGGTTGATTTGAATGGCGAATGATCAATGAATTCTTTTTTAGACCATGTCGCTTTCTGCTGGTTCATCAACAACTGTGAGTGAATATCTTTTTCAATCAATACATATTCTTCTGGAATATTGATTTGCACACTGAGTGTTTGTGTCATAATCGGTTCCTCCTATCTGGTATAATTTAATAAAAAAGGTGATTATCTCATGGAATTTTTTCAATCTTCTTTATTTTCAAATGCTATTGCTTTTTTAGCGTTAGCTGCGTCAATCTATTCAATCTTTTATACTCACTCTCAAAATAAGTTTCGCTTTTCGGTAACAAGTATTTTCATTGACGAAAAGGATAATTATATTGACTTTAGTATTGTGATTGTTAACAATTCTCAAAGCTCTCAAGTTCTAAAGAACTTAATCTTTTTAGATGAAAATTTTAATGCTATAAATCCCATAAACATTGACCTAGAAGAATCTGACATTGAAGACGACTCAATCTTTAATCCGGAAATATTTAGCAACTTATCAGAACGTTTATTTTTAAATGAGCAGTTAAATAAACCAGAGTTAATGTTGCCGAATATCCCTCAAGAATTTAATTACATTTTTTATACAGTTCCTAAATATATAAAAATCATTTCTAATGAGCGTATTAACAAGTTTCACAAGTACGTTTTAATCTCTACCGATTCTTATCAGCATGATTAAAATTGCTATATTCATAATCAAGTGGATAACGAGTAATAGATTTGTCATAATCATTTGATATTCTCCTTTCGTGTATAATGTTGTTATCTCCTAGTGGAAGGAGGTGAGATTAAATGAAAGCTTATATAAAGTATTCTTCCGGTGATAAATCCGTAATTGAGAATTTCCAATATCTTCTAATGAGTTCAAATGGTGGTAACACCAAAATTTCTAAAGAAGATATATCAACAAAAGTATTTTCTTCTGGTAGACGTTATACTTTTGTTGGCGATAGAACAGTAAGTATTGTTAGCGCAGAAATTTCTTTCATCGAATTTATCGACTAACCTCTTTAAGCAACTCTGCAACTGCTCGCAACAGTTCAGGGTTGTTTTCTACTTCTAAATTGTTATTTGCGTGTTTTAACAAATTAAGTTTTAATTTCTTCTGTTCTTTTTTAATTTGTAGAAACTTAAACATATTTCCACCTCCTTAAATTCGTTCTCACGGTTGTGGTTTTTGGTATACTTATTTCATCTCCTTGTGAAAGGAGGTGATTCTATTGGCTACTAACCCACCAAAAGGTGCTGGTCGTCGTGGCGCTGTCAAAAGCAGGCGACAATCTTATAATTCTAAGATTAAGCGTTGGGTTAAATTCGACTCAAAGTCCGGCAAGATTTTAGATGTCAAAGCTAACCCTAAACCTTTTAAAGGTGTTAGTAAGAAATAGTCTTACTACCTCGCCTATTTGGCGGGGTTATATTTCAAACTGGCTAATATCTACACCGTATTTAATCGCCATATTCTTAATTACTGAAATGTAAATTTCAATAAGTCTAGGTTCGTCAGTAATAACGTCTAACTTAGACAGTTTGTTAATCTGGGTTTTAGTAGCACCGTTCGCTAACATTTTGCCTTTTCGGTTTTGCATACGGATTTTTAAATTACAGCGTCCTTTTTCTTCTAACGCTTTATATGCTTCCGACTTAACCTTCTTATGCATGTCACCGCCACCTAGGTGTTGAGCGATAGCTGATAGAATTTTATTTGTGTCATTACGCCAGTTTTTTGTTTCAATACCAACGATGTGACGAATACCTGTGATTTGACGTTCCATCTCTTTATTGAATTGTTCTTGGTCCTTTTGTACTTTGAACATCATTTCTAATGCCTGCATAGGTGTTTGCGGTACGTTCAGTTGTGATTGTTTAATGTATTCGTCCATTTTATGAAACGCGTCTACATACATTGCAGTGAATAAAACGCCTTTAGATCCGGTCATTTTATTTGCTACCATGTCGCACCCTTTTTTAGTGAGTAGATAGTGTTTAGTCTGACGATTGTTTGCTCCTAAATAAGTTGATTCTACGAAAAAATTATCAGGGCTCAAATTTGAGCTTTGCAAAATTACACTTTTATAGTTTTCAATATCTCTGATTAAATTCTTGTGTTCCTTACCTACCATTTCTGCTACTTCTCGACTGTCTACATAAAATTCATTGTTTTGTTCTACTACTTGTAAATCTTGCATGCAGTTTCCTCCTCTACTCAAAATCTTTAATTGACAAATTTTCAATACGTTTTTCGTAACGATATAAATAGAAACCTTTTATCATTTCATACATTCTTGCAGCTTCTTCATATTCTTTTTCGCTTAAGTCTGAGTTGAGCGTTACTCCAAATGCTGATAATGTAAGCTTTCTTATTAAATCGTGTATTTCACTGGCATATGTTTTATAGTGTTCGAGGCACCCTAATCCATGTTCATATTTTTTTAGTGATAAAGGATGTCCTAATCCAATTCTGTCAGTACTTCTTAGTTGTTTTGTGAAGTCAAACTTTTTATTGATTGCATCAAAATCCTTGTGGTCAATTTTCACTTTATTGAATATTGCACCTGAGCTGATTGTTTTCTTACCATCCAACCTTTTACTTACTTCGCGTTCTACAATTTCAATCAATTCTTGTTTTGTTAATGTGATTTGTTCCATTGTTTCCTCCTATTAAGTTGTTTGACGTTCTCTATTGGGAACATCTTGTGTAAAAAAAATATCTAGGTTGTTTGTTTCATACCCAAGTATTTTTGCCATTCTAATAAATTCATTCGCTCCAATATCCACTATTCCGTTTTCTCTCTTAGCGTAGGGGGTTCTTGTTTTCCATCCCATTTTATGAGCCATTTCATCTTGTGTTATACCACAAGCGATTCTTTCAGCTCTTAGTCTTTTAAGATTCAGAATCATGATGTCACCTCCAATCGTTCTCGTTTGAGAACTAACTAAACCTTAACACCTTCGTTCTCATTCGTCAACACTTTCTTCTAAAAAAAGTTCAAAAAGTTTTTTCTGCAACAAGTATTGTATTCATTTGGGAACGGTGTTATAATCTAATTGTTCATTAATAAGAACAAACTAATTATTCAGGAGATACTAAAAATGAGAACAAATGATGAAATAATCACAATAATAAAAACAACGTTAAAAGAACAAAATATGTCGCTTAGTGAATTAGCTCGTCGTGTAGGAATGGCTAAATCAGCTGTATCGCGTTATTTAAACTTAACTAGAGAGTTTCCATTGAACCGTGCGGAAGATTTTGCAAAAGCACTTCATATTAGTACAGAATATTTACTTGGTTTTACAGAAAGTGAACAAAAAGAGCAAGAACAAGACACTATGGCCGCTCATTTTGACAAAGAAGGTCTAACAGAAGAGGAAATTGAAGAAGTTAATAAGTTTATTGAATGGGTTAAGAATAGAGATAAGTAAAGGGTGTTTCTTAATGGGAGTTTACGAAGATTTATGTATCGCTAACGATTGGGTTGAGATTGAGGAGACTGATCGTTTACCTAGTTTCCAACCAGGGTTTTACAGAAATGGAAAAATCTATATTAAAAGCAGTCTTTCCGAAACACGCAAAGCTGAAGTTCTCTATGAAGAATTAGCTCACCATAAACTTACGTACGGAAACATACTTGATGAATCAAGCTTCAATAACCGTAAATTCGAAAATTACGCACGAAGACATGGTTATGAAAATTCTATATCTTTAAACAAGATTATAGACGCATATAAATACGGAGTAAGTAGCTTACATGAATTTGCTGAATATGTTCAATTAAGCGAAGAATACGTACATACAGTTTTACAACATTACAAAAACAAATTCGGTTTATCAACCTGCCACAATGGTTATCTTATTCGTTTTGAGCCGTTGCAGGTTTTTAAATATAAAAATTTAAATGAAGGAGATTAGTAATGTGAAGAATTTATCAGACGAAAAGGAATTAACAAACGAAGAACTTTTAGAAAGACAACAACAGCAATTTGAGCAGTATAAAAAAGAACAATCTGCTAAATCAAAAAAGAAATGGTTATGGGGTTGTGGTGGTTGTTTAGGTTTATTATTATTAATTGTTGTTGGTGTAACAGCTTGTACCGGAGCTTTTGTAAATGAAGTTGACAAAGGAATAAACGAAGAAGGTACACTCAACAAAGATAAAAACACAAAAATAAAAACTGTAGGAGAAACTACTGAAATAGATGGCGTTTCATTCACGTTAGATAATGCTGCTTATACAGAAGAAAGAAATGAATTTGCAGATGTTCAAGCTGATAAAGTCTTAAAAGTTGATATGACGGTTAAGAACAATTCTAAAAAGGAAATTCCAGTGGGTGGAGATGTAAAAGTTTATGTAGATGGAAAACAAGCTAAATCATACCCTATCAATAATCAATTAATGGATTCGTTATCGCCTAATAGAGAAATTAGCGGGTCTGAAGGTTTCGCAATCAATGGTAATCCAGAAAAAATAGAGCTAGAGTTCCAACCATTAACATCATTCTCTAATAAACGATATATTTACGATATTAAACCAGAATAATTGAGGGCATTCACTTGCCCTATTTTTTTACCCCTCCACTCTGGGGCGAAGGAGGTAAGAAATGGAATTTAAAAATTGGAAAGTTAATCTTAATGGAAAAGGTTCATACAATATCGTAACTAATGAAGATACTTTGTTAGTTTTACAAAATTATCAACACGTTGAAATAGCTTTAAAATTTGAAAACGAAAATATTCAAGTTAAATCTCTAGGATACGGACAAAACTTGAATATCAATCCTGTTACAAAAGAGATAACTATAAATGTAACTGATTTATTAGAAGATGATGAGTAGGTTAAAGGAGGAAGTAAGATGGAAATACCAAATAGTGATATTGAAATACGCCCTATGTTAAGCAATTTACAGTTTTACATTGGTCAAACGGGCAAACCAGAACATGATCCATTATTAGATTTTTCATTATTATATGAACATGCAGAACTAGGCGTGCGCTTTACATTAAGCGGTTTAAATAAAATTAATAATCCATATAGCGATAAGAATGAATTATATTTGATGATTCTTTTGTATGATAAAGTTGGAGGTATTGGTTTTGATTTACGTAATTTTTGGACATTAAAATTAGATAGCAAAACCATGAAGAATTATTATGAAACAGTTCAATTCACTCTATATAAATTCGAACCAAATAATAGAAGTTATGATTTTACTAATATATACCAACAGCTAAAGATATTAGTTTTACCTAAAGAAATCGATAAACAGGAAATTGAAAAAGAAACTTTTATGAACTGGATGACCTGGTCGCAGCATAATGAAATATTATGTACTAAAATACCTATATACCATCGAAAGGATATTAATAATGAATAGTTTATCTCCTACTCCACACGAAGACTTTTTAAAAAGAAGATTTCCAAACGGTGGTATCCCAGTTAATTTCAAAGCAGATAATGAAAATCAAAAAGATGGTATAATGGAGTCAAGAACAAATGATTCCGGAGGTGGGAATATGAGCGGTAACTATATTACTAAAGAAATGTTTGAACAATTTGAGAAACGTATCGATGATAAATTAGATTCTTTACCTGATAGAATGGCTGATAAAATGGATGCTAAAATTAGCAAATTCGAGGCAAAACAAACTAAGTGGTTCGTAGGCATTGGAATTACATTGATTGGCACTTTCTTAAAAGTGTTTGGAATAATTTAATAATTCTAGGGGTACACCACCGTACCCTTATTATTTTTTTACCTTTTTTGAGGAGGAATGCAATATGCGAATGAGACAATACGAAAAAGGCAAATGGCAATATGAATTCAAATATAATAACAAACGCTACCGTAAAAAAGGATTCCGTACTAAAAAAGAGGCTGAATACGCAGGCATAGAGAAGTTGAATGAATTACAACAAGGCTATTCCCCTGATAACACTTTGACATTACATCAATACTTAACGCAGTGGGTTGTTACCTATAAACGTAACTCAGTATCAAAATCAACGTACGGTGGTTATAAAAGTAATTTAAAAATATTAAAATCATTCAAAATAGCGGATATACCGATAGCAAAATTGACACGTCTTGATGTTCAGAATTTCCTTACTGCTTACACAGAAACACGTAGCCAAGTGACTGGTAGAAAAATGCGATCATTACTTAAAACTTCATTAGATGATGCAGTATATGACGGGTTAATCAAGCGCAATCCTGTGTATAGAATTACATTCAAAGCAGGTCATGAGCCTAAAAAAGAAACAGATAAATTCATAAGTATAGAAGAATATAAACGGTTAAAAAATAAACTGATGCAAAGTAACAAAAGAATGGATTTGATTTTATTTATCATGATTTGTACTGGTTGTCGTGTAAGTGGTGCTATCAATATGAAAATGAGTTATATCGGTAAAGACCTTTATATCGATGAACAGAAAACTGATTCTTCTCCTCGCTATGTGGACGTAGCAAAAGAAGATATGCAGCATATCAGAAAAGTGATTGCTACATGGGCTATCAGTATGGACGGTTATATTTTTAAAGATAGAGGAATACTGCCAAGAGTAAAAAGAGTGAATGCAAGACTTGGAGAGTTATGCGAAGAATTGGATATAAAAAAGATAACTACTCATGCGCTGCGTCACACACACTGTAGTTATCTATTATCTAAAGGTGTTTCTATTCAATATATCAGTAAACGTTTAGGACATAAAAATATGCGTATCACATTGGAAGTGTACTCTCATTTATTAGAAGAGCAATTTGACGAAGAGAATAACCAAGCAATTGAAGTTTTAGGGACTCTTTAG